GTCTGATAGTCAACTTTTATTTCATCTAAGTTAACTTCTGCCATAAATATAATCTCCTTTCTATCAAAAAAGCATAGGAGAACACATTTCTGTGCCTCCCAGCTTTGTTATACATCACAACCTTAAATCTTTGGTTGTGGTAATTTTAAATCTTTACTGGCAGTTGAAATAAACCTACCAGTTTCTTCAAATCGTATTATTTGGGCATTCCATCTATTATATGCCCTTATTGTCATGCCAGCTGTAACTACTGGCACAATAATTTTCAAACCATCGACTATCAAAGTACGATAGCCATTTTTTCTTTCCTGCTCTGCCTTGGCCAATTCGACCTCAGCGTTTACCTCTGCTGTGTACGCCTTTGCTAATTCTTGGCGCACCTTCTCATCTGTTTGTGGATCCATTATTGTTTCGAGGATCCCCTCCTTAACATCGCCTCTTTCGGCTCTCAGGGCTTCCAAATAAGCCCTCTTTTTCTCTTTCTTCTCACGATTCATATCATCGCTCCTTTCAAATATAATTTACTCACAGCTACACTGCTGCATAATAGACTAATATTTTATCGGAAATCACAATCTATGAGCATATCGGTCTAAATCCAAATATAAGCAGGGTCTCCCGTCCACTACAATTGAGCTAATTGTTACTGGGAGAATACCTTTATCCAAATCTGCATCTTCCCAGCCCCACTTTTCACCTACAGGAACTGGCTCCCATTCGGGGACTTCTGTCTCATCAAAGAACTCATTTACACAAACATCTCCTGCACTCTGGCATCTACTACTGACTTTCAGTATGGCTCTCTCCAATTTTTCATAAGAAGTCCAGCCAATCTTACCAGTAAAGCTATTTTTACAAGGATATAATCCGGAGTGAGCCTCATAGTCCCTCTCTGTTATTTCAGACATCTTTTTGTCCGAAGAAACCTCATTTTTAGCCACTTCTTCGTCAATTTCCTTCTTTTGAGACTGAGTTAAGACCTTTTTAGCGGCTTCTAACTCCTTATTTCTGCGTTCAAGGACCTTTTCATAGGCAAATCCCATGGTTCCGAGGTTTCTAACATCAATTTTCTTACCTGCTAAGATAAAACCAGTACCAGCACCCACTAATATAATCGATGGTGCCATAGCCTTACTCTGCTCACCAATTTCCTTAACAACAAGCTTTCTTCTTTCCTTCTTATCCTTTGTTTTCTTAGCTAATTCTTTGTATTTTTCATGAATTGTGTGTGATTTAGGACTCTCAACGTATGTAACAACTACGCCCGATACGAGAAATCCCAATCCCAATCCTGTAAAAATACTACTTTTGTTCTTACTAAGAAATGTAGTAAACTTATTTTTACTCATTGCGTAATACTCCTTTCAAATATAATCAACGTCTCTTCAAAAGTCTACAAGTAGCTTCGAAGATTCTAGTAACATACCAACCACCAGCCAAAAGTAGTGGTGAAATAGCTACTAATGTCTTCTGATTCTGCTCGTCCTTAACAAAATTCCAAGCATTTTTCAAACTTTTCTTAATTTTTCCCATAAAAATTGCTCCTTTCAAAATTTTATAGGGTGAAAACTATTCAAAACCGGTCTTCACCCCTCTGCATAATATGGTTACTTTTTTTCGGAAATATAATCATAAATTAGTGCCAAAGTATCGTTTAAAATTGCTAATTCAGCGACTTTTTTCTCTTCTACTAAGTTAAATTCATAGTCTTTTCGCTCTTCTTTAATAGCATCAAATCGACTTTTGTGTTCTTCCTGTTTGTTCTTTTTTGATTCAATATAAGCATTTAAAACTCTAATATCTTCTTCAGTCATCCGTATCCTCACTTTCCAATACCTTTGGTTTATTTTGAGGCTCCTCAGCACCATAACATTTACATAAATGGGCTAGAGCCGTAAAAGCATCATGACAATATTCTCCTGGATTATCTTGAGCAATACAGTATTCCTCATAAGATCTAGGTGCATATTTACATTCGGTACAACTCATTTTTATCCTCACTTTCCAATAATTCAAGGGCTTTATTTATATACCAACGGCACTTTTCTAAATCCTCAATAGGCGTCTCGTGTTTCTTTTTGCAACGCCAAATATACTTAAAGGCATTACCTATACAAAAACTTATAGTACCATCTTTGTCCAATACTTCCTGCATAGCATTTATACACTCTATTTTACCTTCGTAGTGCTTTGGATGGTTCACATTATCTACTTGACCTTCGCCATCCACTTCTACTTTTGGAATATAATTATCCATTGATTCCTTAAGTGATTCCTTAAGTAGTGGTGAAATAGCTACCAATGTCTTCTGATTCTGCTCGTCCTTTAACTTTTTATAATCGTCAATTAATTCCTGAAACTTCTTTCTATCATCTTTGTATAACATCTTCTTCATTCTAAAAATATCTAAATTAGTCATTTCTTATTCCCTCACTTTCTTTTTATTTTTCTTCATCACAATTTCATAAGCATACTCACAATCCGTAGAATGGGTTAGTCTTTTCTGTCCTCTCACACTGTACAAAATCACTTTTCATTTCTTACCCTCACTTTCAAACAATTGTTTAAGTCTTAAGTCTATATAATCATTTATGTTTTTAATCTGCACACAGGAAGCTCGGTTTTCTGTGTATCCTAAAGTATTCGGCATATTTAACATAATAACCCTCTGCATCCATTCTAGAGCATCCTTATACCCAGCCTTATACTGGTTTCTATCATAATTTAATGCTTTGATAAGCTCCTCTTTATTAACATCAATATCATAACTTTTTATAGCCTTAACAATATCACCTTCAATTTTTGTCTCCCACTCTTTCTCAATAATGTTTACCGGCGATTCCCAACCTAACATTATATCGTCTGTTAATTTTTGTGAAAAAATCTCACTTAATTTCATATTTGTATCCTCCTTTTACTCAGCATAATCAAAAATGCCATGAAAATCTGATTCACTTGTTAAAAATTCAAGAATATCTTCTAGAAACTCCTGTGCTCTTTCAAACATCTTACATGTAACTACGTCGTAAGGTCTAACGTCCCGTTCCCAATAATGCTCATTTATAATATCAGTAACGCCTTCGAGAATCGTATTACATGCAAGAGTCATATCCCATTCTGACCTAGAATATAATTCTTTTGCTATGAATTCTATAGCTGAACAGTAGGCTATCCAGTCGGGATTCAAAGACTTATTATGACTCTTATCGTGCTCAATATAATCGTAGGCTGGAAGTATAAATAGGTCCAAAACCGCAGAATACGATGGATTTTCATAATAATGCCAAATATCAACTGGTATGTGTATTACCCCATTATCAAGAGTTTCCACATACATTTCATAACACTCTGCTGGAGCACCAGTATCCATTAAATCCATACTCTTTTCAAATAACCTATGTGACAGGTCCATAGCTTCACACGAGCTCATATCAATCACCACCTTTCATAGATTCAAAAAATATAAGGGAACACATTTCTGCATTCCCTTTTTGCCTTAATCCCAATAAACTACATTCTCTTCAACCTCTATAGTTTCAACTTCAATCGTTTCAACTTCAATTCCATTATTTGAAGTATTGCCCTTTTCTGGGCTCTGTTCATTACTGCATCCTACGCAGTTTCCAAGCAAGATTACTCCTGCCATAATACCTACAATTCTTAATAATAATTTTTTCATAATATAATCCTCCTTTCTATTATAGCCCAACATTTATTCGGAAAGGAAATTACTTATCTGTTTTCTTTTTAGTACTTGCTGAAATATAATTTATAGGCTGATCTGTATGGAAATTCACCGGCTGTTCTAAACATCCATGGCAAGGGTCTTCAGATTCTGCTAAATCTTTGTATTTACATTTCTTACACCAGTAGTCAAACTTTACGAACTTTGTACCATCTGCTTGATTCATAAAATATAATACCTCCTAATTTTTATTTTGTAATTCTTCATAGAACACAACATCTTCTTCTGTTAAAAGCTTGTTTATGTTGTGCACAGACCAGTTTCTTGTAAGATCATTTAACCCTTCTGTAAACAATACGCTTTTAAAAATCACAACATATACTCTCCTTCCATCTTGTAATTTAGGCCACACATCAAGCTTATCAACTTGCTTAAAATTCTTCATCTCAATACCTCCTATTCATTAATAAATTTTCCATCTTTAATCTGCTTAAAATCAATATCTCCTACAGGCTCAATATATTCAACTTTAATATGCGTATTTTTTAATCTATCTATTAAGTATTCATTAAATTTTTTGATAATGTAATCGTCTGAAGGTTCTATAAATATAATTTCACAATTTGGTACCTTTTCTTCAAAACTTTTGATAACCGAATCTATATATTTACGAAATGTAACACCTTTAGATAAATATAAATCTATAAACTCGTGATATTGGAAATAAATGATATATTTATTATCGTAACTTACCCCATCACCATGACCTATACATTTACCTTTGGTTATATAAACTGCTTTAATTTGACTATTCATCTGATTCTTCCTCCTTTTTATCTTCTATATAGCTATTCCATACTATAAATATAATTGGGAAAGCTTCTTTTCTCATTCTAATTAGGTTTTTTAATGAATGAAGATCGTTGATTGCTTCTATATATCCTGATTGATATTTTTTAATACCTACATAACCTGGAATATCTTCTAATATAAGAACATTTATTTCCTTTCCGTTTCTTACAGCATCCCAAACTTCATCTTCAGATAACAATTCTACATAATTTGTAATTTTTGGAAACATTATGCGCTCACCTCCTTCTTAAACTCTGGCCACTTTTTATAAAACTCAGTATCCGTCCAATACTCGCCAAGGTCTGCCCCTTTGTAGTGTAATATAATTGTGTTAGGGTAAGCCGTTGACCAGCAAGCATCTGTAACAACTGAATCAAGGATATCACCAATAGATAATTTGTTAAAGCGTTGCTCAAGCCTCTTTCTACGAGCAGCATGTCCTTCTGACCACTTCTTAAATGAGCTTCGTTTCTTAGGGTCACCTCTATAATAAGCCTTGTATTTTGCATACTGCGTTTTGGACTTTTCTTTACTTCTCAAATTATTAATACTATCAAGCAAGTGCTGTAACCTTCTAATTGTCCAGCTGTCAAACCAATCTTTAGTTTTGTTTGTTATAGGCGCCGCATAGATAAATCCTGAACCCTTATCAGCACCAATCTTAAATATAATGTCATTGTTAATATTTTCTGCTAATACCTCACAGAGAGGCCTACCAATATACTCCGGGATTTCTACAAACTCTAAAACATCCATAATTAATCCTCCTTATTTTTAGAATCTACAAAAGTCTTTATTGCGCCTGTAAAAGCTTTAATATATTCCTGACAGGTACCAACAACTTTTTCATGTGTCATCTTATCTGAAATATAATACTGCTCTTTTAGTATTGAAAAACATCGACCATCCTTTGTCCAGAGAGTTATCTCAACCTTGTGGTCGTCAACCTTAGTATACTCAACATGTAAGCCTATCGTTTTTAATAGCTTCAAGAAAAAATCATCATGACCAAAAGTTAAGTCTGCAACTCCTACATTCTTTAATAAAATAATTGTCTTATCCATAATTAATCCTCCTTAAATAACTTCGTTTAATAAATAAATCAAAAAATCATTAGCAACACTGTACTGAAACCGAACATCATCATCTTTTACTTTAGAACCACGCCACAGATTATAGAAATCCAATGACGTTTCTTCTAGTATCGAATAGATATCTTTATCAGGATATAATTTTCTTCGTCTAATAATTTCATTCCATGCCCAGCGTTGTGCCACTTTTTCACAAAATCCTTTATCGTGCAGTGAAAAATCTCTAACAACCCAAGGTCTATTACGTATTACTTTGTTTTTAAATTTAACCCATTCTCTGTGATATGGTGGTTGTGAAATATAATTGCTCACCCTTTATTCCTCCTTTCTACTATACCATGCTTTTTAAATAATCTTCGTATTATGTCATTGTGACAGCTTCTCGGTATAGCTATTTCTAATTCTTCACCTTCTTTTTTGTAAATATAATGTGGCGTTTCTCTAACAAGTCTCCAGCCATTATCCCTTAGTATTTTATTAACTTTTCTAATGGACATCGAGCCCCGACCCTTCCCATTCATGCTGAATCACCTCCTCACATCCATCCAATTTTGTTCCACACCATGGACAATATTGATAGCCATACATATAATCAACACGTTTGCTGCAAACACTACAACTACGATATTCCTTATAGTTCCATATTTCAACAATCCAATGTGGTGCGTCTACCATATAAAATCTCCTTTCATAAAAATATTAAGGGAACACATTTCTGCATTCCCTTTTTTGTTATAACCACTCTTTTTCTATTTGTATCTTTTTATATAACTCATGCCGGCGATCAACATCGTCAGCAATCTTTTCTTTTAACTTGTCTATTTTTTCAAGTCTCCTCATCGCTCGGTTATCAAGTAACCTATACTGTATTTTATATACTATTAATCTAATCATAATATAATCCTTTCCGGGTTCTATGACCCTTAAAAACCTTATAGTGTATTTCATTATAGAGTCATATTTTTTCGGAAGGGAAATCTGACTAATCTTCTTTGTATGGTTCCGGACGTGGCATCCATGCAATTACATTATCTATTTCGTAGCAACCATAGTCAGAATCGTATTCATACCATCCAGGTCTTTTTTCACCAGCATAACCAACCCCATCAACAGAACTTAAATCATTTGTAAAATATAATGTTTCTACGCTATTAGGATAATCACTCCAACGCAATGTGACAAGATATTCTCCATCCTCTTCTGGCTGTCGTTCATTACATGGAATCCAGACCGGTTCTGTTGGAATATTATCCAAATTTTCACGTATATCATTCATTGAAAATCTTACTTCGTCTGGACCTATTGCCCTTTCCTCACCAGCTTCCTCAGCCGAAAAAGCCTTTAAATACCATGGGAAAACTTTATTGGCATCAATTAATCTTACGCTCATTCTGATTCCTCCTCTTTTAATGTGTCGAGCACTCTATTAAACCTTTCAATCTTTGAAGAAAGTCTCATGATTTCTATTTTAACAAACTGTGCCATTTCATGCTTTGAGCATGGAACCCAATCCGCACAACAATGACTATCATAAGGGCTAAAAGTGCATTTAAAAGCACATGGATAAACAACTTTGTTTATATCATGAAATGTACCAATGGCACGGACGCCGATATTTTCATTGTCTTCCCATACTATATTCTTTTTAAGTTCATTAACATTCTCTACTAATGCAAATATACCAATTATTTTCATTCTGATTCCTCCTTATTTGACTTATAAATAACTTCTGATCCATCCTTTAACCACACAATAATTGCATCTGGAATACACCTAGTTTTTAATTCGGGTATATGCATACTAACGGCTGGTCTATAATCTAAAACGTCAGCAGTTGGAAACTTATCACAAAACTCATTATAAATATCTCCGTATGTTTTCATTGCTTATCCTCCTTATCCAATTTGTCAGCTATTATAGCCAATGTTACACTTATATCTCCAAGCTGCTGAGCAATCGAACTTAAATTAATATTCATAACTTGTTCTTGGGTTAACCCCGAACCAGTCAAATCTCTTATACGCTCAAGCAAATCTTTCATATTATTTTCTACTTCTTCTTTTCTTGTCATAATATAATCCTCACTTTCTAACACTAATACGTATGTTTTAATGCTTCTTCTCGTGTCATAAAGAAGTGTATTCCCTCGCCACATTCCATATTATACTGACAATTAAAGTTATAGATATTAAATTCATCGCCAACATAATAACTCATGTATTTATATGTTGAGTAAGCTCTATCTGCTCCCTCTATGGCAATAACTTTGGCTCTATTTGTTCTGCATTTATTGCCGTTAATTGAGAATACAATTGCTCCTCTAGGAATTTTAAGAGTTACAAGAACTCTTTTCGCCGAAAGTGGCTGTTGTTCTATATTATAGAAATCTCTACCACACACTTTATAACCTATAATATCTTCTGTTAGAATTTTTCCTTTTCGATATTCAATCAAATTACCCTTTGCCCCATCCAGATAAGCATGCGTTAAATTAGAATAATTAAACTCTGCTCCTTCTAAATCAGCACCATCTAAGTGAACGCCTCTTAAATAAGCACTCTCTAAATCAGCGGCTGTTAAATCAGCATGTCTTAGGTCAGCATTTTTTAAGCTTGAAAAATTTAAATTAGCATATCTTAGATCCGCCTTATGTAAGGTTGCCCAATTTAAATTGGCTTTTGTTAGGTTGGCATTATATAAGTTAATGTAATTTAAATCAGAATCTTCTAAATTAGCACAACTTAAATCAACATTGTCTAAATTAGCATAAGTTAAATTTGCATGTTTTAAATTAATGCCATGTAAGCTAGCTCTACTTAAATTAACATGCTCTAAATCCGCATAACTTAAATCTGCATTAATTAGATCACCCCATATAGGCTGTCTAGGGTCCTTATAATAAAGCCATTCCTCGTGCTCATCTAATAACTGCTCTAATGTTTTACCTTTAATTATTATCTCACTTGGTTTTCTCAATTTCATATAACTTCCTCACTTTCTGCTATCGCGTCTGTTAGGTCTATTACCGGTTTATTTACCCAATTTGTCATATCTATTTCACATCTAAAAACTATTCCGTCTTTAAAATATATTTCTCCTTTACCCGCTTTTTCACTTCTTAACAATTTGTATAAATCTACCATTTTTTCTTCAAACTCTTTCTTAAATTTTTCGGTCATTATTAGCCATCGCCTCCTATATTTACCAATTAACTGCTACATCTATTTGTGTTGAATTATAATTTACAAAACTACCTGTGTCGCAAACTAGAGCTGTTCCAAGAGATGTTTCAATAATACTTCCCCTTGGGCGAATTGACAGGTCTGCGGCTACCATAATATAATTTCCAAGCATCTTACAACCATCATCTCGTACCCAATACGGATATTCTGCCTCACTAAACCCAGCATCTCTCATGATTCGTACCACACCATACATCGGTAAATTGTAGTAGGTCTCTTTACCATTTGGTCCATGAACTGTTCCTATGTAACTATTGAGAACTGGACCGTCCCAAGAATATAATTCCTGAGTCGTTTCGGCTTCCGTAGTTTCAATCTCTGTTGTTTCTATTACCGTTGTTGTCGGGTCAGGCTTATGCTCAAAAACCATTTTTGTCGATAGTGGCTCAATTAATCCATAAGTTTTTAATGTCTCACCCCTTGATGAAATATAATTCTCAACACCAGCCTTGAGTTCAGGCTCTTTCAAAGAATCATCAATAGATGCAACACTCATTGCTGTTAAACCAAATGCAAATGTCATAAAAGTCAAACAAGATATAATTGTACTTTCATATCTCTGAAGAGTTTTCTTAATTTTCTTAAATTTAGTCATAAATACCCCCTAAAACAGTATATCAATAATCCAAAATATAATAGTTATTATTGTCATGATAATTATTGCAACACCCACTGTAATTGTGTAATACAGTACTGCAGCAATTGCAAGTATCATAGATATTATCCATAACATAAGCATGATTATTCCTCACTTTCTTAAATAAAAATATTAAGGGAACACATTTCTGCATTCCCTTTTTAATTACTCTACATCATCTTCTTCCTCGTCAAGCGCGGCTAGGCGCTCATCTAAGACTTCATTAATAGCTACCTCTTGGGCAGCATCTCTAAATAATAAATCAATTGCAAAGCCTGTAAAACTCAACAGGCCTCCAACTCCCATTAATGCCTTTACAACTTTTGCATTAAGTTTCATTTCTTATCTCCTTTCTTATCCTTAAACAGGATAATTAATATTAAAATCGCTACTATCGATATTACTGGGCTCGAGTAACAAACGATACTCGATATCCCAAGCACACACAATATAACTACTAACTTCTCGATGACATCTATATTTGCCACCTCCTTTCTAATATTCTACATCCGGCGCATCATAAGATACACCATAATCAGGCAAAAACCTGATAATATCAACTCTTTAGGCCATGTCATCAGCATGACCAAATGTAACACCGCTAATATAATTAGCATTATCAGTAATATCCTTATTACTTTCATAAAATCCTCCTTTCTACTAAATACGGCACACCTCGTCCGCATTATAGGGTTAGATTTTATCGGAAATAAAAATATTAGGATTCTTTTTATTCGGTGGAATCCTTTAGCACCGTTCTAATTACTCCTTATTTTTACCCTGTTTCACATAAAAATCTAAATCTACATCTATTCCACTAGAACCAACAAATAAACAACATGTTCCTATAAATCCTACAAGCAGTGCATTAAGCACTCCTAATACAAAAATTATTAAATTTTTCATAATATTGTCCTTTCTGGGTTTATTACCCTTAAAATTTATTATTAGTTCATTATAGACTAATATTTATTCGGAAAAAATTAGGGGAACACATTTCTGTGCCCCCGGTTATATCACTCACCTTTCTTTTTATTCAATTTCATCATCGGTTGGGATCTCCACTTCTGGAATATCCCCAAGTTCAATGCCTAATTTCTCGGCATCTCTTTTTAACTTCGCCAATTTCTTTTGCCTTCTTTCAAGTTTCTTATTGTCGTTGTCTTTCACCAACTTCTTAACCAGGAGTGTTCCTCCTGTTCCAATTGCCGCACCACCAATCAGTGATGCAATAACTGTTAATACTGGATGACCCATGCCATCCAAGTTGTCCATGTCCATAACATCATCAACCTCATCATTTTCTTTGTACATCATACTGTACTCCTTTCTGGGCCTTTTACCCTTAAAATATAATTATTAGTTTGCATTTTACTGCATTATAGACCAACATTTTTTCGGAAATAAAAATATTAAGGGAACACATTTCTGCATTCCCTTTTTGGTTTAATTAATCATTCTTTTCTTTCTTCCGTTTTTTATCTTCTTCTCCTTTCTTTTTAATTTCTTTCATGTACTCATTATAAAATGGTACATATATCCATAACATAAGCCCAATAAATAACATTGGACTACTAATAGGAAACAACATTCCTATTAAAGCTACAACCATTCCTTTCATAATACCTGTTAATAATCCTGCAATAAGTCTTTCTTTCATAATATTCCTCACTTTCCGGGTTTATTACCCTTAAAATATTGTTTATTATTGCATTATAGAATAACATTTTTTCGGAAAAATATTAAGGGAACACATTTCTGCATTCCCTTTTTATAACTTATTATTTGTATAAACACTCCATACATCCACAACAAGGACCATCTTTATAAATTTCACACATATCATCTATATCGTCATCCATTGTTCCTTTAGACGCATTTAAAGTCTCGTCTATGAGACTCATTATTAATACTAAGTCATCTAAATCAATTCCCTCTATATCTAATAAATTTTCTTTTATAGATTCTTTTAACCACATAAGGTGGTCATTCGACTTGTCAATAATCATTTTATTAACATTAACAATATTCTCTATATATTCTTCTCTTGTCATAATACATTCCTTTCCGGGCTATAATGCCCTTAAAACGTTATTATTAGTTCATTATATAGGGACGTTTTTTCGGAAATTCCCACCCGGGAAAATTTTATAAATGCAAAAAAATATTATGGTAAGATTTAATCGAATCTGAGCGCCTCACAATAAGAGACGCCCAGGATATAATATTATGCTTGATTTATAGGTTTTTCTGATTCTATTTGTATCTTTTTATTGTACATGCTGCTAATCTTTGTGATAATTGTACCTAACATTGTGTTAAATGCCGTTAAAACAAATATAATAGCATCGCTGTGCGGCACTCCAAGTACTGGAATAATAGCTATTACAAAAGTTGTAAATGCTGGAAGTACAATCAAACATATAATCTTCAAAATGTCATAGGTCTTATTACTCATAACCATAACACCTCCTTAAGAACGGTTATAGACGCTCTTTTCCAGAGCAGTTACTCGTTGTTCAATAACCGGAATCTTTGTAGCAAAATCGTTATGTTGTCGAACCTCTCTGGTCAACTCCTCTATTTTAGTATCCTGCACAGCATTATGCTTGTCCAATTCATGCTGTATCTTTTCATTTCCACTTTTTGTGGTTATTATTGTACCTATTAAGCTAATCAATGCAACTAATAGTGTTGATAAAAGTGTAGCAATTTCTGGAACCATAAAACGCCGACCTTTCTGTAAAATATAATAGTCGATTCTCAGCCCACCTAAATCGACTCGATGTACCCATTAAAGAGCATTGCCACGTGGTCAATCGTACATCTGCCTCCTAGATTAAATAATTTCAGAGTCCACTCGTTTTGCAAATGGACAATATAATGAATATGTTGGTGCCGTAGTTCCTACATAATACTTTGGATGACCTGTCGTAGAACCATCCTCACCTCGATAATCCTCTGCAATATATGCTAAAGAGTAAGGTGGGTACTGAACATCCTTACAAAGCTGCCATTCAATTTTAAAGAATGGAACTATAAAGCGCCTACCATTTGTCTTATACCTACTATAATATAAGTCAAATACATTCTCCTGATTATCTAGAACACTAGCATCACCATTAAACGAACGGCTCATAGTTCTGAAAACGAGTTGTCTTCGACCTTGTGTAGTATCTAACTCTGCATAGATAAAGATGAACCCACATTTGTAGTCGTATCCACTAGCAAAGCTTTTAGGTGAGGCGTCTATTTCAGTACTATGTAACAGATACATGTCCTCATCATTTTTAATATAATAACCTCCGACTATAGAGTGTTTTCCATTAAGGACTGAGGCATTATTATACCAAGCCTTACCCTTGTCAATATATAAATCTATCTTAAATTTTGTGTAGCCATCTATGAAGTATCCACCATTGGTAAAAGGTTCGAAGATACTTTCATAGTTTGGAATAATACCCTCGTTGATTAGATAGAAAGGCAATGCTCCAAAATCGGAAGTCATATACCCCCTATCACCAGTAAGGAATGTCTTATTATTAAACGCATAGGTTCTGCTACCAAACTCACTAGTAAAGAAGCCATTTTTCTTAACGGACTTTAAAGCCCCAAATGAATTTGCCAAAATATAATACCTCCTTTAATAATAAGTATTTAAGGCATTACCAACCTCACCTTCGATTAGTAACTGTATCCAAGGACAGGAAGCGGTTCCACGATAATCCCTTAAAATATTACCTTGGGCTATCTGCTGCTCACTATCATTGTACTGAACTAAATATAATGGATAAGTGTAGATTCCAGTAGAGCCCGTTGCAGTTGGGTTTCGTATATCGTCATAACTAGTAGTAACTGATGGTACATAACTAACCCCAAGACCACAAACTCTTCCAGTAGTCGAAGTCGTTACATTCTCATACGTATTTGCAATGGTTCCACCACTCTTTGTTGTATCTACATAAATATAAATGAGAGCTTTTGCATAATAGGAATTTTGAGGGTCAACTGTTCCACTGTATAAACTTTGAGGATTATCCAATGTGATATACGTTGTAGCATCGTTTCGAATATAATGATTGTTAAACCATGCCTTACCACTCTTTACGCCTATTTTAGGTGCTCCAACTGCCGTTCCAGCCTGTGAGACATCATAAGCAAGGGCATTTCCCTCTGACTGAGCAATGCCATCAGATATCAAACCTTCAAATAATTGTCCAAAAGCTTCTGCGGAATACATTCGGTCTCCATTAAAGGAATCCCAGAATCCTGACGTAATTGCCATAAATATAATACCTCCTAATTTCCATACTGGAACGTAGAATCAGACGCACTAAACTCAAAGTTTGGATATTCGCTAATACCTGAATCATCCCAAGTTCTAACAAATCCAGTTACTTGTGCGTGACCACCCATTCCAAATTCATTCTCAACATAAACCCAGTCACCAATATCATAATCTTTACCATATTTAAACTGAGTCCAATCAATATCTGCTTCAAAATTGTGTATTCTTCTCTGCTCTTCCAATACTAATTTGGCAGTCTTTCTAGTAGCTCTACAAGCTTGGGCATAGCTTCGATTTTCGTAAGATACGTTGTTTGTCGTAACATTTGCTGAACCATCATCCTCATAGACCATTTCTCGTCTATTTAAACCACCATTAGTTGTTCCATAAGAAGACCTAGGTCTTAAACCTGAAGTAGCAGTTCCACCATTAGTACTGTATTCACCATCAGGAGCCCATACACGAATCATGTTTCTAGGCGTCAAATCATACTGGAATGCCGAATTTAACACATTACCATAAGATGTTGAAAATACCACAGAAGCTCTATTTGGCTGAACGGGATATTTAAAATATAATTCTAATGTCTTATTAGAATCCAATCTTAATCCAAATCTAATACCAAATGTATCACAAATCTCTTTGATAATATCGAAGCAGGTTAACATTGAAAAATCAAAACCGCTCATTCCTAGAGATGCGATATCTGAAGGTATTGGGGCTATATGAAAGCCTGGAATATTTCTAATACTATCTGTAGCATTTATAAAGTTTCTGGTTATTAATCTGGTTATTACTGTGTTAAAATCTGGACCATAATCTCCATAAGAATCTGTATCATCTTCACCATAAGTAACAATCTGTGTATCGTACCACGTTACTCTATCTTTTAAAATAGTCTCAAGAGAAGAACCTTCCAAAGTAACAATATAACCATCAGTCAGACTAGACTTTATAGTTACACGTTCGACTCTCATAATCTCGTTATTTAACTTGAAATATGTTGTCTGAGGTTCCGTGGTTACTAAATATCTCTGGATTTTTTCATGAGTTATAGGACACTCCATTACAAAGGTCCCGACATCATTGAATTGCGAGTTCCACCCAAGAGACTTATAACCATCAATATAATCGAGAGTATTAAATGCATTATCTAATATTGTAATTATTGGAAATTCGTCCATGCTCTATACCCCCTCAAACAATTTGTTATATTCTAACGATAGTGATAGATACTCGCTGTAATGTTTAGCAGACCATGAATATGTATTCTCACCAGGAGTCAATGTAAACCAGCTAACATCATGAAGATAAGGTATAATACTGTAAGGTCTCATATTTTCTTTATCATAGATGTATGCGTTCTTACTTCCTGTGACGCTGTTAATTATTATTTGAGAAGTTTCAGTCAATGTAAAACCTAAGTCATTAACTATACCATTCAAATCAATTACCATATAACCACCTGAAGATGCTTTAATTAATATGTGATTCGTATGACCTGCAGCATATGGTACCCCACCTTCAAAACTAATGTATAATTTAACTTCAGTTTCTGTATCACCATCGTAGTTCATAGAAGCCGTAAGGTTCACATAGTCTATGTAATCGAAGAAAATCTGATTCGAATACCAATATAATGGTGTTGCAGCTGTCTGACCACTAATTAAGCCATCGGTATCTTCTTTTAAAGCCGTTGTATAACTGCTCTGAGCATCTGAAGGTATTTCATTGGACAATGGAAATTGCAAACCAGTATCTTCAACACCTGTCATATACCAATGATATCTCGTCGACCTTGTATTGTCATTGTACGCTTTGAAAGTCGTCTCAGTACCAACAATAGTTACGGTTTGTGTAACAGTGTTTGAGAATATGTCTGGCTCGTTAGATTCCACATAACCTGTAAATGCAACTTTTCTATGTTCTGTTGTAATTATTAAAGTAATCTGTCCCTTTATTAAAAAGAAACTATACAATCGTTGTCTGCAAGCCTCGATATCCTCGCCCTGGACAGGTCTAAATGTCAATGTTATAGTTCGACCTTCTCGTCCAGAGCAAGAATTGTAATAAGAACCATCAAGGCTTCCTCGAGCAGTTCTATTAACAGTAGTCTTTATTGGACCAAGACCATCAATCTTAGTTATGGCATACCCAGATTCATCGGGGTCCCACATATCAAATACCATAGAATTGCCTCGGTAATTTGTGGCTTTAACTTCTAGTATCATAGAAATGCTCTCCTTTACTTATTTTGAATTTTTAATTAAAAACTGAAATTAACTCAACCACCAGATTTTACGTTATTACTCATATTTTTCATTTGGAACCATTCGTCTTTAGTTAATAAACCTTGTACTGCCTTTCGCATAGCTTCTGGAGCAGAAATTACACCAGTACCGTTGTTTGTCTGTGAAAGAACTAAATTTGTGTTATTATTAACGGTTGTTTTATTATTTGAAGGCCTTAGAGCTGCAGCCATACCGCCAAATGCTGGGTTAATTATTGAAAGGCCTGATAAACCTAAACTAATAGCTTCCTGAATGGATGTGCCAACAGCATCCGGATTAATTACGGTATCCAATGTTACTGTAGGATTTGGAGATTGATTTATGCCTTCCTGGATACTAGACGCAAGTACTGTACCATAATTCATACCTAATTCGCTGAATAGACTATCAGTCTTTCGTTTAGCCTCTTCATAGTTAGTATGATAGTTATCTTCAAACCACTTAATCATACTTCCATATATTGCATCACCAGATGTCTGACCACCTTCAACACCGATACCATTTGATAAGTCTATGACCTTCTGTTTTAATTCTTCTTTCTTTTCATCAGAAGCAGATACAGAATTTATGATTCCATCAGCTATCTCAGTACCTTTCTTTTCCGTATACCAATGGTCCATTGTCTGGTTAACCCAATCGTCAATGTATACTGCGGCTGCATCTTCTGCTGTCTCAAAGGTAATTCCCAATTTAGCCTTCTGCTCGTCAGTCATTTCACTAACAGCTTTTTCGTAATCATTTACAAGATTTAATAGGTACTGATTGTTGTTCTTTAATCCAGTATTGTAAGCCTTAGCTAATTTCTCAGGTGTTTCAACCCAAGATTCAAATACTCCTCGATTCTGTCCCCAAGTTTTACCGTATAATCTTGTAGCTTTCTCAGTTCCAGTTTCGTCATCTTCTAAATCTATCAAACCAAGTTTATCAGCAACACCAGCTATTGCACCTGCTACGGTGTCTATTGCACTAGTTACATGTTCACTAATCCAATCTTTTACACCACCAAGAACTTCTTTTATACTTTCCCAGATATTTTTAATAGTTCCAACTGGGTCTTCAACAAAGTTTGTAAATCCTTCGATAATATTGCCTATAAAGTCCGTTCCAGCCTGCTTCAAATCACCAGCTTTATCAACTATCCAGTCTTTAATCGCTTGTAAACCATTAGCAAGACCTTCGCCAATCTTTGTAGCTATACTTGCAACTATTCCACCAACCCATTCAAAGAATGATTTAATAGCATTTGCAATCTTTTCTGGGAGACTCTTAAACCAATCAACAACAGCGAAGAATGCTTTCTTGACGGCTCTCCAAACAGCTTTAGCAGCCTTAACGATTAATTTCCATATAAGCTTTAAACCATTCCAAAGACCTAATAATATAAACTTACCAATTTGGAAGAATACCTTTGATGGTGAGTTAATACCTAGAGCCTTCTTTACATGTTTTACAGCTTCCATTACGACATCTTTTATAATACCGCCGAGTTTTCTAAGAACAAGTCCAATGGTTGCCAATATCGCAATAATAAGTTTCGTAATAGCATCTGCTAGCATTTCAACTCTGTCTGCTAAGGCATCTATCATACCCGATAAGAATTCGATGATAAATCCCACAAGTGCGTAACCTGCCGTATAGGCTTCTCCGCTCTCAACCAAATATAATATGAAACCAACAATTACGGCAAATACGGCCTCCATTAATAGTAACAAAATGTTGCAGACCATCGGTATGGCATTTTCTATGAACGTCAATATTTCATAAATCATGTCAAATACTCCCTTAAGAATTTCTTTTAGGAATATCATTACCGCATCAGCCAAAGCTGCAGCCATACCAGTTAATAATGTACCAAGAGCTTCTATTCCAGGACCAATTATAGCTGAAGCACCCGCTAAGACAGCTAAGGCACCTACAAACATTATAATACCTGTAGCTAAAGTTTTTACAGCTAAGGCTACTAAGAATAAGCCGGCACCTAGTAAGAAAAATCCTTGACCTAATAGAAGTATTGGTCCACCAAATGCATAGGCAATTAATCCTATGACTAGTAAAAAGCCAGCAATAACTGCTAGAAATCCACCAAGGGTTATTAACATATCTGTTAATTTAAAAACCTTTGTTAGCAGCATTAGCATTGTGAGTGCTTGAACAATTGCTAAAATACCAATTGATAATAGTAATAAAGCCCCTCCAATAGCGAGAAATGCTGTGGCAAAAGCTTCCATCGATGCTGGATTGACAAACTTTCCTAAGAACCAGAATACACCAGCAATTAAAATCATTAGTCCGGCAATAGCAATTGCTGCTGCAGCTATCTTTTCGGGGTCTCGTTTTGCAAGAAGCCATAAAGAAAGAGCTACAACTGCGAGAACATTCGCCATCCTTTCAAATAACTTGCCGACAGTTTCAACCTTATGCATATCCGCTTTTTTGGATATTCCAACTAGCATTACAAGTACAATACCTAATATAAATATTACTAAAGCTAAACCGCCCGCAGCACCTAATACTGACAAAGGATCCATCAACGATAATATTGCTAAAGCTGCGCCAACTACAATGAGCATGACTGTCATACTTTGTATTATACTGACAGCTTTTGTCGGGTCATCTTTGGCATTTTTTAACAACCAAATGGTTAATCCTACCATAACAGCTAATACAAGTCCTATGGCAACTACTGCCGCCATCAATTCACCCATTCCAGCATCAGTATATGCCATAACTTCCATTATAGCAATCAATGATGCAGATATAATAGCTATTACCTTTGCCATCTTTTCCATGGCAGTTGCTGCGGCTGTAACTTTTGTAATACTTCCTTTGGCTTTAGATAGCCTGACAAGAGCAAATAAAAGAACTCCAACAAGAACTAATATAACTGCTGATACTTTTGTAAAAGCATCAAGGTCTTGACTGGCAACCTTTACTAACAATGCAAATGAAAATATTAAGGCTGAAATGGCAGCTATTATTTTAAAGATACCATCCATCGTAACCTTCGTTTGAGCTACATTAGCAAATGGATTTAAGAAGTTTTTTAATCCTCCAGAGAAGTCCTGAGCAGTTTTTCCAATACTTGACATGAAAGTACCAATACCTGTTAAAGCATTACTAACACCGGTTGCCAATCTTAGAGAGGTTATTGCTCCAGCTAAGGAATTAATTAATACTATAATCTTATTAAATGGGTCTTCATATTCTGATACAAGTCTTGAGAAATCTTGTGGCTCACCCAATATGGTTGTTGTAAATGAACCTACCATGGTGTTATTTCTTGCATTTTCACCAATTTCTTCAAATTTACCCTGTACCATTTGCATGATACCGCCACCATATTTGTTTATGTCTGAATCATCAGGTTTGCCGGCTTTACCACCACCCATTTCTCTTATCTCATCAAAAAGGTTGGTCTTACCTAATCCGAACATTTCAGAAAACATGTCTTTAATGTCCTGAAGGACTGGTATGTGGTTAGATAATGTATCAAAGAAACTTGTTATAGCATCTTTAACGCCACCAATAGAAATCTCTGTATTTTTTAAGTAGTCAATTATACCACCGAATATTCCATTATCTGGAATTTTTGATAATAGGCTATCTTTGACAGAACCCAATCCCTCAGCAATCGCATTACCTAGTTTTGAGAACTTATCTTTTACGAGGTCTAAATCACCCTCTTTTAAAGCAAAATATAAGTCGTGTATAAACTGAGCGGCTGTAGCTACACCTGCTATCAATTTGTCAAGAACTGATGTGAGTCCGGAAGCTCCTTTAGAAGCCAAGTCGAATCCAAATATACCATCCATTATTGTGATGAATATATCGGCTAATACGTCAAATAGTGGCTGTAATGCCACAAATAATTTGGCTGCATATGGTATTATCAACTTAACGGCGCCCATTACACCTTTTAGAACCGTTAATATAATTTCAAATATTTTCTGAGTCTTCTCACCCTGCTCATCTGACATTTTCAGATTATTTGAGAATATCGCTATTCCCTCGGCTATACCCAAGATTTCATCATATACACCGTCTAATCCACCAAACACATTCTCTAGTGCGTTTCCAAATAGTGTGACTACTTGTTTAGCAAATGTAAACACATTGACAACAACTGTTTTAAATTGTTTAATGATACCAAATATAAGTTTAAAGAAACCTACAAGGTGTCCACCTTCGTTATCAACAAGTTTGGCTCTGGCTAATGAGGCTTCATCGGATGCTACAGTTAATCCTAATATAAATCTCGTTACTCTATTAATATACCAACCAATGGTATTTAAAAAGTCTACGAAACTGTAATCTCCAAAAACAGAAGTAAATGCTTCTTGTAATTGTGAGAATATTCCAGTTAAGGACCAGGCAATATCATTGATAGAACCCATCATTCTATCGAGCTCTAAATATACTTTGCCACTTTCAACATCAGCAATGCTTGTAACAAGACCTATTACCTTCTCAGCAATTGGTAAAATATCTGCGAAGAAAGCCTCTAAGTCCTTCTTAGCCACATTAATCGCAACTCTTAGAGAGTTAAACATTTTAACAAGTGGTCCGTTTTGTTCAATCAAAGGTGAGTAAAATTCAGCACCAATTCTTGATAATGACGCCTTAACATTTGCCATTGCACCATCAACAGTTTCATTAGCCTTTTTAGCATGCTCACCAAATCTCTGACCGAGTGCATCTGAGAATATTCGGAATGTTATTGCACTCTGAGAAGCTAACTCTCTGATTGCACCCTCGGTCATTTTTCCGCCTTCGCCAAGCATATCCTTAACTTTATCGGAAACCTCTGCTTTAGCCCAGGCGCCATTTATTTCATTTTGTACTTCTTTGCTTACCTGAATAGTTCCATCAGAAACGCCATTAAAATATTCAGCCAAAGTAGCTGCGGCATTAATACCATAGCTTGATAACTGATTTAATTCACCAGTCATCGCTCTACCCTGACCAGCTATCTTTGTGAAAATATTTGCAAGAGCTGAGTAATCACTAGAAGTTGTAGCTGCAACACCCGCAACTGCTTTAAGAGGTGTTACTAATTCGTCAGCTGTAAGACCTGATGCTACAAACTGTGCTGCAGCTTTAGCAGCCTGGTCAAATCCATAGGCGGTTCCATCAACGGAATCCATAGCAACATCCATTATCTCCTGGACTTTTTCTTCATCCCCAAGAAGACCCTGTAATAGGAAGTGAGCCTGTTCAATGTTTGTTGCTCTGGCTTTACCTCCGGATTTTATCTGACCCATTGTTGTGGCATACAGATTTGTAACTGCTGAAATCATTGAGTCGGTTACTTTACGAGTAATCTCGGCACCCATGATTCCGAAAGTTGATAGTCGACCTTCAATAGCGTTTATTGATTTTGAAAATCCGCTTAAATCTATAGCATTCAAACTTTTTTGAAAGGCTGACAAGGCTTTAACGCCGTCGTCCATCTTAAGCTTCTTCTCATACTTTTCAAGCTCTTTCTTACTCTCATCAAGACCCTTGTCAAAGTCTTTGTGGTCGAATGAAACTTTTACAACTTTATTCTCAATAGTAGAGCTCATGACTTATCAACTCCCCTCCACACATCTTCTATTAACTGATTAAATGCAACTTCTATCGATTCATCAATGTATGGATACCCAGTTACATATCCACCACCGTTTGTTCCATGTCCAAGCTCCAGATAAACAGCTACCTGAAACCATCCATCTACAAGATTATCATTGTAGTAGTTTATGGTAACTATACCATCAGAACTTATTATCTCATAGTTCCATGAATCTGCGGTTTGTCCAGTATTAACAGGCGTATTAAGTCTAAGAGCCTCTAATCCCCTCTCCGCAAATAAGACTATTCTTCTATCTTCATCGTGAATTACATTCTCTAAATCACTGAAATATTTCCTAGTCTTAACAAATTTAGTATTTGATACTTTTAGCATAGAACCTCCTTAGTGTCTACCCTTTGAAAATCTAGCTTTATTTCTTGCATTTATAGCTCGGTTTCGCTTCATGATATCCTTTGGTTTCATCATATCAGGTTCTTGCTGTTCGGCATTACATACTTCAATCAACTTTAATAAACGACTCAAATTCCACTTTTCACAGGAAAACGGTATCTCTAATTGAACCATCCAACAGTAAATTAGCTCACTGGTTATACCCTCTTGTTTTCTAGGAGTATTTCTTCTTCGTGGTTTTTTTACAACCGTTGTTGCAGTATGTTGTTTCTCTATGTAATCTTTTACGAGGTTTATGTGTTCATTTGTAAGATTATCATAAACTGCATCTGGGACATTTTTATTAATTGTCATGCATTTAACATATAATCTAGTCTCACTAACAGACAATGGTTCTCCACCTCTGTTTAATAACCCCTTACAAGTAATTTCCTCAAATTTAGAAAGAGATAGGAGAGAATGCTCTAATTGAAGAGTGTATGACTTATCTAAAGAATAATAGAATCGTTCAGTCTTTTCATCCCAACATTCTATTGGGTCTATTGTAATCTTGAGCATCGAGCATTCCTCCTTCTTTACTTATTTTGAATATTTACATATATTCTTCGGTCTTCTTTTTGACCTCGTTCATGTCCACCTTGTTCGAAAGCTTCTTAGGTAATACATACTTAATGAAGTTTTCAAGCTCAGAGTCACTTTCTACTAACTTCTCGAGGAAGGCATCATAAGCATTTGAATATTTGAATCTGTTGTATACTTCCTCATTCTTGATAAAGTATTCGCCATCCTCAGATTTCTCACCATATGCCATCTTGAGAAGCTTTGTGAATAATAGCATCATTTCTGATCTATTCTTTGTAGCTACTATCTCTACAATCTTGTCCTCTAAAGCACCATTTGACTCATACTTTAATTCTGTCAATTCTGACTGTGATAAGTTAAAGTATAAAGTCCTCTTCTTTTTCTCGCCATTAAAATCTTCATATTCGACTGTTGTTTTGTACATGTGTTCGTACTCCTTTCAAATCATTTATTTAACCATTATTATTGTTTTCCACTACTTCATCTGAAGGGTCTACTGAGGAATTTGTATCGTCCGTATTATCGGTATTATTGGTATCATCCTCATTAGGCTCTTCGGTAGTGGTTGTATCAGGGTGTAAGCATTGTAATTACTTCATCAATTGATGGTAAATATGCCTCTGTAGTTGCTGTTCCATAAAGAGCATCTTCAAGTAATTTCAACTTAGCAGCAGTTGCCTTTGTTGAATCAATCTCAATATGAGCAGTTGGTTTGTAAATCTTCTTTCCATTAGAATCAGTTAAAGCAATTGTTACAGGTGTTGTTGAGATTTCCCAAGACATTGTTGGTGCCTCTGGTGAATCATTAACAGTTGCTGCAGCTTCCTCAGATACTCCTGCTAAGCAGTTGTATACCAAATGAAGTTTGTAACCATAGTCTGTTCCATCAACGTCATTACCGATTAAAGTTCTATAAGAGAATCCAAATCTCTGTCTCTTCTGCTGAGAAACTACAACACCATTTACTACAGTGTGTCCAAGGCATGGTTCAAACTCATCTGGATACATAAGAGCTTCAATTGTTAAACCGAAGTCTTCTGCTGAGAGTAATGATAAGTATTTGATGTTGTCAGCATATGTATCTGAAACTTCTGCTCCAGATGGTGATGCTGTTACTGTTGTAAGACCATTCCACACATAACCCTGAGGGTATGTTTTTGTAGTAGAGTCTTTAGGATATAATACGCCGTGGTCTACACCTGTCTGGTATAGTCTTTCGCCTTCTGCGTCCCAATTTAAAATTGCCATCTTATTACCTCCGTTTTAATAATAGATTTTGTATTGGTAGTGATTTAACCCATCTTTTGTGTACTTAGTTACAAAAGAGGATTGACCAAGCTTTAATAAATCATTGTGAATTATGCAGCGTGGTTCTTTTGTTCTAAATATAACTGTATACTCGGCTATATCAACATATGCCTTATTATCACCATATATCGGTTTAGACCTGTCTAACTTATACAGAATATTTGGAGTTTTTACGGATATACTTCTAGGTGGTTCGAAGTAAATATTTACATCCAAACCATTATCCTGAAGTATCTTCCTAAGTTTTTTGTCAAAAGTAATTCGTCTGTTAAGATTCATGATACTTACCTCCGACACTTATTACAACTCTTGGGAAGTCAATATTAATGGCTGTTGGAGCCCATTTGGCCCCTTTATATAAGACATAAGCCACGCTTTCCCAGTGCTTGTTTAAATATAAATCAGCGTTAATACTTATTTGCGCGGAGAAGATGACATCCGGCGTCATCTGGTCAGCCTGTTGTAAACGCTGTGTGTATTGAATTATGTCTCCTCGGTATGGTTTTTCAACAATTTCCTTTGGTCTATATACCGAAGGTTCTGTTTCGGATTCTTTATCCTCTTTCCAAAAGCCAATGGCTCCAACAAACTTCATTAATATTACCTCCTTCCTAGAATAGTTACAATATGATTACTCGCCAATGGCAACAATTGTCATAGCAGAGTAAGGTCTTACTAAAGCACCTGAGATTCTTGTCTCAATGAGGTACTCGTTCTTGTTGAAGTTAATATCAAAGTCATCAAACATTGAAATAGCTCCACCCTTATCAGCACCAACATTGTAGTCATTAAGGTTAACAAGAATACACATTACTTCCCCAGTTACATTCTCAGTATTTACTTTGTATGTAATGTTTACACCTTCCATAACTTCAACAGTTACAATGTCTTTAACTCTAAGAGCTGTCTTGAGAGTTTCCATTGTAGGATATAACTTTCTTCCCATACCATCCTCAGCAAGTAAGAGGCAAGAAAGAACTGATTCCTGCATAAATGCTGTAGGGTTTCCGGAACCTTTGTATTTTCTATAGTTAAATATAACACTGTTTACGAAAGACTTAGCAAATGCATCAATTGCTGTCTGGTTTGAAACATCTGTTGGGATTGTGGCGTTAATTCCAACTTTAACGTTAAAGAGGTCTGCATCAGACACAATAGGTCTTATGTTGTCTCTGTTGATATAATCGTTATCTGTAGACTGTCTTCCATCACCAACAAGAATTGCTCTTGCGATTTCCTCGTCAAGCATTACTCTCATCTCAGATTTAATCCAAGCAATTACATCAAAGTCAGTAATATCAATAACATCATCTCTATCTACTTTCTGAAGTTTGTAAATAGTTGTAGGTGTTGTTGTTCTCTTTAATGTTGAGAATACTTCTGTAACTTTCTGCTTACCTTTAATATAACCTTTTGCTCTTGCCTCATCCTGAGTAATGTCTGCGAAGAGTGATTTAATTCTTGAGAATGGTGTTCTATGAACTCCTTTAAGAATTACATCAACCCACTCCATTCTTCTAGAAATCCATGTTGGAGTGTTTGTAACATTCTTGAGGTCTGGGAACAACATATCCATATCATTGATACCATATGTTGATGTTCCGGTAGGATAAACGATACCATGCTCGTCATCATGCTGAATATCGTTTACTGCACAATACTCATTGTATGTGTCTCTGAGGGAATTTCCTCTTTTAGCTGCTGAAAGAATGTTGTCCATGTCTGCATGAGAAAGTACATTTCCATCGTACTCTTCCTCTTCATAAGAATTGAAAATATTGTGTTTCACGTCGTCATCTCCTTTATCTTTGTTATTTTCTAAGGCCTGTTTTACAGCCTCATCAATTAAAATGTCTACCATCGTTTTCTGGTCATCATTGAGAGTTTCATATACCTCTCCGACTGTTGGTTCATCTGAACCGGACTGTTTAGCATCTTTGGTATCTGCCACCTTTGGTTCCTCCTTCTTTTCTTCTTTTTTGTCATTGTTTGCTTTTACTTCGGAGTCGGCATGAGAGATAATAAACTCGTTTGTGTAGAATATTCCCTCGTCATCGCCATCTTCCATAGGTAAATTATGAGCAACAACTGATTCTATAAAAGCTCCAGGATTAGCCCCAGCAAGCACTAAAGATACTTCTCGGATTACACCGTGGAGTACTTCAGAACCAGCCTGCTGTAAATTGTTAGCCCAGATACTAAGTGCGTTAATATCACCATGCTTTACAGCTTCTTTAGCATCCTGTCCAGCTCTTGTATTATTAAAATATCCGTATGCGTAGACACCCTCGTCTCTATTTTCAAGAATAGCATGCCCTAAGACTTTCGATGGGTCTCCATGCACATGGTTAAATACCAATGGTACCTGCTGTCCATCGTTTACCTTGAAAGCATTATGTCGAATGATTCTACCGTCCGAACATCTTAAATCGTTCTTTGTGGCCCAGCCACTAAAATCGTAATCTGCTTTTGGCATTTTTACAATCCTCCTTTTTTATTTATTTTGAAATTTTAATCTTAAAGAGTACATATCGACGGTTTTTATCTCACTGCTCTTTTTGTCGGCAATTACCACTTGAGCATCAGTAAAGTTTCCAACTCCTGTAAAGATTACAAACCTATTCCCATCATCAACTATTCGTATAATCTTCGAATATGGTGGTAGGGTCTTTTTAACTTTTGTGAGAAGTTCATCGCTTATCATTGTTTGCACTCTGCCCCCTCTCTTTACTAATTACGTATTTTGTAACTTTTTCGGATGGTTGCAGATTGTCAGTCCTCATAAACTGAACATCTCTGGGGTCTAGAACATCCCAATAAAAACCATCAATCGTAAAAATGGAGTGTTTTTTTGATGCTTGTCCATCATAAAAATAAAGCTTATTGTTTTTGCCTACTTTATAATTTATAGCATGAAACCATGGTGTATTTTGTTTCGGGTCATCTGATACTATCCCGGGCATTATAAAAATACCTGTGGACCCAACCGGCTCTTTTAATAGTTCAGTAGTTACCGCCGTCTTTAACTGCTTATGCCTATCCGCTAATTCCGCTTTATTTTTCCAGGACCCAACATTGATAGTTTTTAATTTTCCAGAAACAAAAGCCTCTTCCAAATTACCAACATTAGAAGCGTCATAATTTAATCTAGCTTCCACATCATATCCTTGAAGTCTCAAAGCCAATGCTACGGAACTATTCTGACAGTTAAAATTCCTACCATCTCCGTGTTTTATAGGATTAACCCCGTCAACAATTGATTCAATATCAGTATTCTTTAATTTTTTAAAATCACTAATTGTTTCTTTTATTTTTCTTTGCTCATCAACAAGCTGTTTAACTCTCTTATATCCTCTGGTATCGAAAGGTCCCGTTAGGAGGTCATAGTTTATTCTATTTTTTCTAATAGACCTACTTACCTCACTGTTTAGCGGATAAGGAGGTCCATGTCTCTGACCCCATTTCTGTCCGGGTATACCATGGTGGGCAAGATAGTAATTTTTTAAA